TGCTACCCATCGGTGGTGGAAGCAGAAGATCTACGTGGTGTGGAAATTATTAGTGATGTGTGATGGCCATTTGGGCCTTGGCACATAGCCAAATCAGGGCACCTCTGTACTTTGCAGGGGTGCCCTTTTATAAAGGAGCAAAAGCAATGAGCAGCACAATAAAATTAAGCCAGCCAACCCGATACAGGGGTGATGTAAAAGAGGTGCAGGGCTTGCCTGTCAGAAGGGGCACCAAGGTTGGTGAGCGTTTTGTATATGTGCATTATCCACAGTCTTGGGAGTGGCACAACAAAACCGGACAATTTTTGCCCAAGCCCAAAAAGATTATTGCAAAGCCTGGCTGCAATGGTGTTTCAAGCAATGGTGATCTGACACCTGCAATTGTCACAGTGCAGCAAAAGGGTGGTGTTTTTATCAACCCAAATGATGGGCGCCTTGGTGAGTATCAGGGCTATGTCAGCTTTTACCCCACTGAGCATGGTGGCAAATGGTTTGTTGATTGGTGCACTGAGGCCACAGTGTTGAGCAATGGCCAGATTGTGTGGCGAGCACAAGAAGGCGAGTGGGATAATTTCAGAGCCCATTTGATTGAGTGTGGAATAATCGAGCCCATGAGAGTTGAGATTTTTGAAAAGCTGGAAGATGCCCAGCAAGAAAGGGTTGACCGCCTTTTGAATAGACTTGATCGCAATCCTCATTTAAAAGTTAAATTGGACAAAGCACAGCAAACACTTGCTGACATGCAAGCTGCTTGGGCTAATATGTCACAAAAAGAAGCAAAGACAGCAAAGCCAAGAAAGGCCAAAAGGGCAGCAGACCCTTTGAAGGGATGACATGAGTGGGGAAAGAGAAGGGAGAAGAGAAGCCATGGACCGCATGGTGCGGCATATGGTGCAAAATGGTTCTAATCGGGAATACGCCAAACAAAAGGCAAGGGAATGCGCGATCCGCAAAGACAGACGTGAAGACGCAGGCCCAAGCAAAAGACGGCGTGAAAAGATGAGGAATAATCAAAATGGCTAATTACAAAGGTGCAACACCTTTCAACATACCGCGACCAATCGCAATGCCTGATGGTTGGAATGCAGAAACTTTGGCAGCAACAAAAACATTGACCTTGAAAGATTCAATGATGCAAGCCCTTGACTGTGGTGGCAGCAATCGCAATGTGGTGTTGCCCAGTGGACACACCAAAGGGCGGTATTTTTACATTGCCAACAAGTCTGATGCTGCAGAAAATATCACCTTGCAGCAGCCTGATGGCTCAACCACAGCAGCAACCATCAACCAGAATGACATGGCCATTGTGTATGCTTCTGGCAGCATTGCTGCTGGCGCTTCTGCTGGCTGGTCGCTCTTTTTTATGGTGTCTGGCGCTATTACTTGAGGTGACCCATGAGTGATGCAGTCTATTCTGCAAGATGGAAAGGCCCCACCCTGATTGAAAAGGGCAAGGCTCAAACTGTGTCACTCACTATTGAGAAGGCCAATGCAGCCCCCAGCATCAGTGCTGCCACCTGCACGATTTACAAGCCCACTGGTGAAACTCTGAAGGATGCAGCCACTGCAACCATCAGCAGTGGCACTGTAAGTTTAGCTCTGGTTGCAAGTGATACAAGCTCTGAAAGCTTGGGGGCTGGTTGGCTGATTAAGTTTGATTGCACCATTGGATCGAACGTATACACCTTTTACAATGATGGCTGCCTGAGCCTTGGGCGCCTCTATCCGCCAGTGGGGCACAGTGATCTTGTGGGCAGGCACAGTGACATTGCCAACCTGCTTGCTAGTGGTGTCAGCAGCCTGCAACCATACATTGAAGACGCTTGGGCCGATATTACCAATCGTGCATATTCAGAAAGTGTGCCCTTTTGGCGTCTTAGAACATCATCAGCATTTAGGGCACCTATGTTTTCTAAGTGCTTTGCATTGATTTTTAGGGACTATGCCACCTTGATGAGTGCTCAAGATAGGTACATGCAATTGGCTGATTATTATGAGCATCTATATGAAAAAGATTATCAAAGCTTGAGATCTCGCCTTGATAATGATGAAGACAACACAGTGAGCACCAGGCAGCAGCCAGTTAGCTCAGTGATTATGCTGTCCAGTCGCAATCTCAGGGGCTCAATTTACCAGACAGAGAATTGAGATGAGCCCTGATGCAGCACTAACAGCAATCATTGCAAGGCTTGAGGCAGCAGGCCTGACCAAAGCCAAAAGCCCACTTGGTGTGAGCAATCAGAGTGCCCCACAATTTGATCGCTCATTTTCTGTAAAAATGGACAGCTTGAGCCCTGCCACAAGGCCTGACAGAGGCAAGGCCACTGCTGTTGGCCTTAGGGTAATCAATCGGTTTACTATTGAATTGAGCCACAGGCTAACACCCAACAGCGGACAAACAGCCACAAGCCAGGCTTTGCAAGATTTGCACAGGGCTTGGAAATACCTAAGCCAGCCAGCCACCACCTTAACAACAGGGGTGCAAATCAGGCTTGGTGCTTCCAATGCCTCAATTACTGGCTCAGGGGCTTATTTTGTGCAGGCTTTTGGCTTGGATCTGGAATACAATTTAACCTTGGCAATTTAGTGGCCACCATTTCTAAAGACACTGCTGCATATGGTGTTGAGGCCATTATTAAGCTCAAAAGCATTGATGAGCACATAAAGAAGGTGCATGGCAGTTACAGATCACTTTTGCCAACAGAGTCAGCCATCCTCACTGATTATGGACAAAAAATCTTGAGGCATGTGGTGGACAGATGGCCTGTTGACACTGGCACCAGTCGCGATCGGTGGTCTGTTACAGAAATGCCTTTGGGTGGTGATCTGGGGTTGAGGATTTATAACCCCATCACCTATGTGCAATATGTGCACAGGGCAGGCACCCCAAAAACTGCAATCTTGTGGGGGCCTATGATCTCAAAGGCTTGGGCAACATACAAAAACCAATTGGTTGCAGACTTGAAGGCAGAAATAGACAAAACAGAGCAGAGATTGCAGCCTGAGCAATTTATAGGCCCACAAATTGAGGGCTCAAGCTGGGCAGCTATTCAGGCAAGATTTGCACTAGCTCAAGCACCTGACAAAGCACTGAACACATTTGCCAGAATCTTTAGAAATGACCCACCAACATTGAGACGAATTGAAAAAGTGAGAAACATGGGTGCAGCCAAGCAAAAAACCGAAATTCGCAAATTGGCAGAAAAGGTGGCCAGGGGTGATGGTTACATAGCAGCAGGGGCTTGAAATGGGCAAAATGGCTGATGTAAATGTGCAGACAACATCACCACTGTTGGTGGGTATTGAAAACGTCAAAAGGGCTTTGACAGAAGCAGAGGCCAAGATCTTGCATGATGCAAAAGATCAAATGCTCAAAGACATTAAGGCAGGCTGGACAGGTTGGCTGTATCGCGACCCCAAGCCACATGGCAGGCCACCAGATAAACGCAACATCAGCCAGGCTGCATGGACAGCAACAGTTACCACACAATCTGCAGAAGAAAGCAGCATTCAACTAATCAATGAGGCAAGGCACACTTGGGCCAAGACACCAAGGCCCTATGTTGGCTATGTCAAAAGATCTGGTGCATCAGTGTTGGAAGTTGATGTAGTGCTTGATATGCTAAGAAGGGTCCACCTGCCTGCTCTGCTTGATGATCTCACTGAGGCCATTAAAGACAGCATTACAGAAGGGCCACCAAAAGAGATCAAAAGAGATCATGGTGTAGATTTTCACAGAATCACCTTTATTGGGTGAAAGGGTACAACAATGGCAGTGGTTACATCAGTAAAAGCAGCAAGAGACGGAAAAATTACTATTACAGATGGGGCATCTGCCTCACTTGAAGTGGCTTATGAGGGTGATGGCAATTTTAGCTTTGACGCACCCAAGGCAGATGCTGTGGTGATTTATGACAGGGGCGCCATTTCAGGTGTACGCCAGGGCAATGATCC